TGCTCAAACCAAACATAGAGAGCTGTTCAGTGTCTGGCATGATTCCCTGGTTCAACTTCCCAAAGATGTTGACCAGTGAGCGCAAGTGCTCTTCATCAGCTCCGAATGCGGCTCCAAGTTTCGCAAGTTTCGGAAGTGCTTTCTGTGCATTGACTCCGAATGCTTCGAGTTGAGTCGCAGCTTCAGCAAGCTGCTTCGTAGTAAATGGTGAAGGTTTGGCGACTTCACGAACCACCTTCATAATCTTAGATGCTTTGTCACCGCTATGCGTGATCGCAGTCAAGCGCGCGTTGAGTTCTTCCATTTCGACTGCCGCATCGAATGCCGCTTTGCCGAATGATACCAAGGCGCCACCAATTGCAAGTTTTGACAAAACGTCGCCAAATGAGCCGAGTTTCTTCGCGCTCTTTTCAATCGAATCACCAGTTTTTGTTGCTTCGCTTTTTACGTCGGATAGCTGCTTTTTTAAACCATCGGCCCCTGTTGCCCTGAAGATGATTTCAAAAACACCAAGATTCATCAGAATGTCCTTTTCGCCAAAGTCTCCAGAATTGCTTCTAAGGAATCCTTGATTGCTCTCTCCCAGATGGAGCCGATGTAGCGGACCTCAGCCACCTCTGTGATTGTCAGGTCCACTTCAGATGGATGTCGATGGAGCCAGCTCACACAGGTATACAGTATGTTCTGGCTGGCTCCGTCTAGTCGTTTGGGACTGAGTTTCCTTCAAGTTCCAATGGATAGTATGTGTTGAACGTACCGGCCACTATCATAAACAGTTCTTTCTGTTCGCGTGCCAAATCACCAAATGATTTGAACGCGTCAAAAGTGTCACCATCTTCTGGTCCAGACTCGTAGCACTTTGCCATCAGCTGCACAATCTTCAACATACCGGCGCTGAACTCCGGGTATTGCAATGACTGCTTATGGTTAGTATCGGCACTTGGAAAGTAATCTGCAGCACGTGGTTCACGAAACCGCAGAACTGCTTGCTCGCCGATGTATGGCTCAAGGTCAATAACGAGCAGTGGCCGTTGCTCTTTCTTCGGTGCTTTTTTGAGGTCAGATAATCCCATTAGATGGTCCACCCTGTAAGGCCAGCGATACCAAGTTTGACGGTCACAGATTCACTCTGAGTAGATTCTGGGTTGAGGCTAAGTGTTTGGTCAGTAACGACACCAACAACACTGATGGATGTTGATGTACCTGCGCCATCAACGTCAAGTGTGAACTTCACGGCATAACCAATTTTGCCTTCAAAGATTGGCGCACCGGTGACGTAAAACTCAGCATTTACACTACCTTGAAAACTGATAGGCATTGTCTGTTCGAAAGAATCACCAATAGCAGACACGTTTTCCGTGTTGGCCGAACGAACCAAACTAAACGACTTTGCTGTCGCAATGATGCTAGTTGCAGCTGCAAAAGTGGTGATTGTTGTGCCGTCCACATATGACCCAAAACCGATGGTGACTGTGGCGTCTTTGGCGAGAAACTTTGGCATGATTTAACTCCTACGGGGTTATTGTGGCAACATACGTCTGGAGGATGCCACAGTCCACCCGACCATCTGTCTGTGGCGTCATCGCGATATCACTACCGCTTCGATTCACCCAGACTGCACCAGCAGTCAATGTGACTGACTGCATGTTGAGCAAAACGTCCAGCCGATCTGCAATGGCACGCGTTCGGCTAAAGCTCACTGCACCACTGTTTGAATCCCAAACGGTTGCGGTATACAGCTGCTTGACAACAGCGCGATTGCCACCAATGGATGTTTCATCAGCAGTGCCATCACCACTGCGTCTGATTACAATGTAAGGGAACTGCACTGCCTTCAGCGTCACAGGGTCTTTCTCTGGTGCAACGTGCATGTAGATACATTGCTGATAGTTTGGAGCACGGTTGTCAACCGCTAGTAGGTCCATCAGCGAAGTGTCAGCCAGTAATCGAGTAAACATCCACTGGTCAACGTCGAACGCCTCAAATGCCATTAAAAAGTGCCTTGACCCTTTCCACCAACATGCGCCCCATTTTTGTTCCGTTTGAAATTAGGAACGGTCGGTCAAGTTCAAGCTCCAAGTGTCGACCATATGGAGAGTTCACGCCAACGATGTATTCGAGGTCACGGATGCCGCGATGCGTGAAAAAGCTGTTGTAAAGTTGTCCTGTTCTGATTGCTGGTGCTTCACCTGGCGCAGATTGAATGTGTGTTTTCTTTCGGCGCTTCAATGCCTTTCCAGTCTTTGCGCTGTACTTTTGCTGGCCGACATAATATTCAATTGCCGCACCATGCTTTGGTGCCATCATCTCCATTTTTGCAACTTTGATGGTGTACTGACATGCAATGCGGAGTTCCCTGTCTATTGCTTTGAAAATGCTATTTGCATTGTCAAACCCTGACAAATCAACGCGAGTCACTGCGTCCATTATGGTGCAACCACCGTGACGATTGTTGGCCCAAACAAACGCACAACAGCACCATTTGTAAATGTCAAAGTGACTCGCACAACTGCCGTGGTTGGCCATGCAGTCGGCAAGTTTACCGTGACAACACCTTGTCCAGGGAATGACTTTGTGACGACAGATGTTCCAGATGGAAACGTGTACGCTATGCCGGTGGCGTTGTTGGTGAAACTCACCGACAGTGTGCCAGTGGTGATGTCCACTGCTGTACCGTTTGTGTCGATGAGCTGAAAGACGTACGGGACATTTTCGCCAAGGATGACAGAGAATGCTTCCGCTTGCGTCGGGTCTTCGTATGCCGGTGTGATGTTCATCAGATTGCCCTGACCACAAGTTTAAGTGGTCCGAATACCGTAGTCGTCGTGCCAATCACAACGCTCACTAACATTGTATACGTTGCCGATGTTGCAGTCACTGTTGTAGACAATGGGACACTAATCGCGCCAATGTACCCAGCAATGATAGAGCCACTGTAGGTGGTCACTGTGGAGCCCCCTGTGGCGTATACCGTGGCAGTCACTGTGGACCCTGATGCATTGAATGGTGCTCCGGAACCATCCTGAAGATTCAGAACCAGTGGCAATGCGGAACCGACGTTAAGGTCGACGATGTTGTCGGCACCTGCTCCGGATGGAAGCACAGTGAATGGACCAACAGACGGTGATGCAGTTGCACTTCCACCACCGCCACCACCAGCTGTTGAAACTTGCTGGTCGAGGAAATACCCGAATGTTCCAGCTGCAGGCACTCCGCTTGATGCGGATGCAGTTGATCGCGCTTGATTCCAAATACCCTTAGTGATTTCAGTTACTGCGTCGGTTGCCACAGCGCTTGCAGTCACAACGTCAGGTTGCATTTGATGAACGTCAGATGCAATGTGATTTGAACCAGTAATGAAAGTTTCATACGATGGCGATGTTGCTGTGCCCCTGATAATCCTTCGACCAAAAGTATTGACTGTTGTGTACGATGTGAGTAAGGCATCCCACACAGCAGATGCTGTTGCGCTTGCAGTGAGTGGTGCGGTGTATCCAGCTGCAGACAATCGGCTTGATACTGTCGCGTCAATATTCGTCTTGAGCTGCAATCCAATGGAGTTCGTGAGCGATACGGTTGATGCGAGCACATCCCACACCGACTGTGCCGTGATGTCATTGAAGCCGGTGATGCCCGTTCCCTTCGCAAGCACGATGTTTGTTCCCGCGGTGAGAGTTCTGGTGCCTGCTGTCCACGTATTCGAAACCATATTACCGATGATGTTTCCAGCAGATCCGGCAGAATATGCACCCGGTAGAGCAGTGCTCCATGGGTCAGCAGCAGAACCAGCAGCGTTCAGTTTGAAGCCAGCCTGACCACTTGTGTATGTTCCTGGAAGTGCTTCCGACCATACCTGTGTCGTTGTGATGTCGTTGAAACCAGTGACGCCTGTTCCCTTTGCAAGCACGATATTTGTTCCGGCAGTCAATGTCCGTGTGGCAGATGCCCACACCTGCGCGTCCGTCAATGTCGACCTTGATGCAATTGTGGCGTTCACGTTGTCAACCAGCAGTTTGCCGATGGAACCAACAACCGTCAATGATGATGTCGCGTCGTCCCACACGTTCTGTACAGCAGTCGCTGTCAAAGAACCAATGCTGCCGGTGACGTTACCATTGACGTTGCCAGTTACACTTCCAACTGACCCTGTGTTGTTATAAGTTTGTGTGCCAGACAACGAATACCCAGTTTTATCGTTGTTGGTTGCAACCGTAACCTGACCAGTGGCATTGCCCGTGCTGATTGCACCAGTGGTTCCCTGCGCGACGTTAGGAATCGCAGTGAGTCCTAGTCGCACAGTGTCTGTCGGATCGTATGCCACGACATCGTATTCGAGCAGAACCGGCACCATGTTGGTCGCACCCTTAAGCATCACAATGCCCTTTGTGGTTGCGAACACAGCTGCAGGAATGTCAAGCCGATACACGCCGGGGAGGTTCGTCGCATCGACTGCAATAAAACCACCAGATGAATAAGCCGCCGTGGCGCTTGCTAGTGTCACCAACGTGATTGCAGTCGGTGTCCCACGCTCAGTAACGTAATACGCCGTCAGGCCAGCACTGTTGAAGACCAGACCAGTCAGACCAGCGCCAGTGGTGCTCGTTGAGTCGTTGATGAAGATGTATTCTGAGCGTGTCGATGCACCACTCCTGACTGTAAGTTTCGCCATGCTATCCCCTCATCCCACCAGTCATGCCGATGGGGATGTCGATTGTTACACCGCCACCACCTGACGCCGTCATGTCCTGAATAATCACTTTCATCCCAACCGCGGCTGTTGTTGTATCAGTCCATGCACCACTGCCAGTGCGCGTCGTTTGATAGTATGACCCGCCAGTGCCCACTAAACCAGACTGTTGGTTCACCCCGAAGTTAAGCGCGTTGAATGAACCAAAACCTGCACTTGCATTCGTGGCACTCAAAGCAATCCGATACGTTGTTCCTGGCGTAAGTGTCGCCAGTGTGCCGGTAAAAAAGTAAGTGCGCAAAATGATTGTTGTCTGCGAAAACGTGTCGCGGTTGTTGAAAGACGTCTGTTGAAGTACTGTGTTCGCTGAATCATACAAAGTCAGGTTGTATGTGGTCGTAGCACTGTTTGTCAATCCGATAGGTATGTGGATACCAGATACTTTAAATGATGTACATGAACCGGTAGGTAAGACAAAAACATTGCCATATTCATTAGGTGTAGCACCAGAGTTAAATGATGCAATATTGGATGATGTAAATGTTATTCCATACCATTTTGTACTTGAGCCAGCCGCCAAAAGGTGAGTTACTGAACTAGTAGACTTACCAACCGTTGCGCCGTTTGCAATGCCATACGTATACGGGAATGCAGTAGCCATGCTTCCAGTTTGACCTACATCAGTCCATGTTCTAAAACTAGCAGCACCGCTCCATGTGCCTGTTTGCGCTTGCATCACAATGGCATATACCTGTCCACGTGTAAGGTTTGTAGTCGATACGTTGCCAGATGTCAAAGTCACGTTGAATGTCGAAAAGTTGGTAAATGACCCAGAACCAGATGAACCGACGACAGCATCCTGAAAAGCAATCCATGTCCCTGACGGGATACCAGAAAGTGTCGACAGTGTATGCGTACCAGTGCCAGCTGTAGCGAAGGTGATTGCCGTTCCACCGTAAGTCGCGGCAACCGTGATAATGGTGCTCGATGTCGATACTACATAATAAGTTGTACCAGCAGTGATGGCGGCTGGAAGTGCACCGCCAGAGTTACTAAAGACCACTGGTGTGCCGACTACCAGTGCTGTGCCACCTGTAAATGTTCCGTTACATGATGTTGACGCAGCTGTAAATGTCACTGTTGTGGAAAATGCAGTGTTTATTGATTGGATTCCGACACGCATTGTGCCGACTGTGCCAGTGACGATGTCGCAATATCCGGACACTTTTGTGATGATGGCATCTTCTTCTGCTTGTCGAATAACAGAATAGTAATCACCAACAGCCTGTAACGTCTGGGGACTAAACGTAGTTGATGTAGGAAGTGGCAGTAATTCAGGGTAATGATACGTAAGGTCAGCCATTTTTAACTACCCATAATCCTTGAACTTGTTCAGAATCCATTACACCCGTGATGTTTACATTTCCGTTTGCTACCCAATCCAACAAAAGAAGTGAACGCAAAACAGCGTTAATAGATGTCTCTAACTGTTCCTCCGCGTATGCAATTAATTCTTCAGGGTTACGGTTTATATAAGACTTGTCACTGAAATTGACTGTCATGCCATCGATGCCCTGTTCCACACTGACCAATTTAATTGTTTTAGTCATTTAGCAGGCTCTTTGTAAGCGTTCATCAAAAGTGCTGATACTGCGACAATGCTGGAGCCAATGCCAGCAACGGATGCTTTGACAAGAATGTTTGAACTAACGTGGCCGGTGTTTACTGACTCAGCAATTACTGCCCAGAATGCAGGTGTAAACGATGCCACAAAGACTGCGCAAAGTTTCCCCAGGTGTATCTTTTTCATCGCCTCAGTTCCTCTTCGAGTTCTTCCAACCGACGCTTGATCTGCTCAATTTCAGCCATCACATTGCGATAGTTGGACGTGACCCCATCCATCTTTTCAGCCACACTCCACAGCAATTTGAGCTGTGCAACGATGCCACTAATCATCGGCACCAATATGACCACCACGACGCTAATCCACTCAGCAGATATCTTCATTCCAAAACCACCTGCTATGTATTGTGTCGCTGGTGTTATGTTTTACGCACCAGTTTGGTGAAGTATCATGTCCACATTCTGCGCTATTGCGTCAGTCTTTCCGTAATCACTTCCAAAAACTTCAAAGAACTCACCAAGCATGTATGGTGTCGTCTCATTGATATATACGCGGTCATCTGCGCGAATCTCAAAGTCTGTCGGGCATACCAGAGACCACCGTGAAACTTGCGTGATAGTTTCTGAAATCATCTGCTCGTTGTCATTTGCACCCTTCAACACGCACTTGAAATCCTTCACCTTCACCCACGACATGGTAATGCCACCGATGCCGTCACGCTGCGGAATGTTCCGCCAGAGTGTTGCATGCTGAGTGTAGGTGTAATTTGACAGTGCACCCTTAATGTCTTGAAGCAACTTCCACGGGATTGCCATCAGATTACTCCAAGCGGCTGGAACCGCTGTGCTTGACTCAAGCAGTGCGCTTGGAGTTTCTCCATGTCTGCTTTGACGTTGCCGTCCTCGATTGCAATCTGCGTTGCACATGCAGCTGCTTTGCGGAGCCATCCATTTCGAACAGCCAGATGCAGATCGTATGGCTCAGCGTTCGCGAAGGCGTAGTCCTGCCATGTCAGACCAGGATTGCCGGAGCCGTCATAAAGCGTGTAGCCCGGCTTCGTGGCATAGATAGGGAATATTGTGTTATCGGTTCCAGATGTCCCGGCGATAACGCACCGATACACGCGCCCGTTTGGCACTGGTGGCACAATCATGTCACCGACGTTGTATGCCGTGCTGGCGGTCCATGTGGTGTACCGTAGGGCATCATCAATGAGTTGCTGTAGTGCAGTTGAGTCGAGCGTCGGGTATTGGTCTGATGCTGTCATCCATGCCAGACGGTCCAGACACTGCGTGCGTGTGAATGCCATTCAAACCTCCAAAAGAAAAAGGGCAAGGGCATAAGCCCCTGCCCCCATTGTAGCGGTTCCGGAAACCTACGCTGTGGTGGCGTTGGTGACCAGAACGATTGCCGAACCAGGAACCTGTGATGTGACAGCGGCGTTGACGTTGCCGGGGTCCGTTGCACCAGAGAATCC